ACACTTCCACCTTCTTCTAGCTTGCCGTAAACGGCTATTAGGGTCTTTTGCTGCTTTGGGGAATTGTTTCATTTGTCCTGCAGAACGGGCGCAGAACGACTTGCGCCTTTTTGCGTCTTTAGAACCTTTTTTAACTTTACCTGTAACAGCAGTTTGAAGTTTGGAGCCAGGGTTAGCTCTGCGATATGCAGCTACACCTTTTTTAGTCATACCTGCACCTTGCTTAGTCGGGCGAAAATTACCCGACTTCACAGAGGTTTTAATTCCCATTCCCTTACGCTTCTTTTTTTCTGCCATTATTAGGTCTCGCCACCACCTACATAGAATACGGTAATGCTAGTAATTGCTGCAGTATTACTATTAGTTAGGTGCATACCAGAATCAAACAATATACCGTTATCAGGTATAAAGACATCCTCCGTGCCTAATGCGCTGTGTGATGTTAACTGTAATAAAGTTGTACCTGTAGAGGTCGCTCCATTACTAAGAGTTAAATCAGCACTAGCGTTATGCACATACTGAATACCTTGTATTCTGGTTCTACCACTAATCTTTTGACCCGTATCCTTTGTAGTAAGAGCTTTTACGTCAGATGCAAAACTCATGTCTTACTCCTTTAAGAATCGGTTACGTCTAGATTAGTATCTTGTAAATATTTAACAGTTACGTCAGCAATGCCCTCTGTTCCGGTTGCCGTGGCTATTGGATTAAATGTAGCGATTACCGTGCGATCAACAGTTCCTATATTAATAGAAGCGGTAGCCATACCTGTGCTGTATGTTAAAGCTGCGGCTTTAGCGTTTGTCCCGTTTAATAAAGCTGTTGTTGCTCCTGAAAACCCTACTGAAACCGTAGCTGCTGAAGGGGAGTTTGAAGCTTCCACAACGTTTAACATCACTTCTGTAATTTTAGAATTTGCTGGAATAACACCAACTGTGGTTGTAGCGGTCGTGCCAGTAATATCAATTACTGCTGACTGAGCCATTAAAACGAAACCAACATTATTAACGTCAGTTCCTACAGTCGTGCCTGTTGTGTCTTTGATTGTTCCGGCCTTAACTGGACCAGAAAAGGTTGTTGTACCCATTTATATCTCCTGTGTAGTAGCACATTTTCACACCATCTCTACTACGTCTGCTAGGTCAGTTAAGTGTGAATATAAACCCTAGAAAGGGGAAAGGGGCACAAGGCCCCTCCCTGATTTATGATGCTCCGGGTGAACCAAACATTCCCAAAGGATCGGAAACGCCAAATGAATAACGCTCACGAGCTTTGTAACGTACGTTACCTGTATCGAAGTCACCGTCCATAGAAGTCGCCATAGGCGTACGGACAAAATGCTTCAATCCGTTAGGCACATCAGTTGTTAAAAAGAAAGCATTATTATCAGTCAAATAGTGATTAACTGTATAACCTTCTGGAATAGCCCCAGTTGTCATAATAGCGTTGATATCATTATCTGCTGTTCCTACTCTCTGCTGAGATTCTAGTATACGTGTTGCCACGAACTGAAGTGCAGGAGGGATAATTAACTTTCTTGGTTTAGCTGCAATTAACAAACCACGCTCGTCTGTCCAAGCTGCAATCTGAATTACCGCATCTTCAAGAGATGTTTCATTTAAATCTGAGCCTGTTGTAAAACGGTTGCTGTTTGTTCCACCAGAAACTAATGGGTGGTCAGTTGCAAACAATACTTTTCCGTCACCATAGGTAGGATTACCTGTTCCAGTAAAGCCTTTGTTTAAAACTGCAGCAGACTTAACCTGCTTTGTGTACGCCATAGCACGAGCTAAAGCCTTTGTATAACGAGCACCGAGACTATCATAAAGATTATCTTCAGAAGCCTCTTCTGTTATTGCAAAGCCCATAGCAACAGTTTCGTGCGTATAGCGAGCTGTAAATGCCTCTTGTGCGTTATCGTATTCGACAGCAGCACCTTCAGTTTTTACTGGGGCTGCACCAAAGCCGGAAAGCTTTGTTTCCTCTTCAAACGAACGCTCAGAAGTCTCTGTTTCATAGATCTCCTTGTGCTCTTCACCATACTTGGCATACTCTAAACCAAATAAAGCGTTTAAGCCGGGAAGGAGTTCTTTTAGTAATTGTGCTCTTGAAATAGCCATTTAAAAATCTCCTTATACGCCTAATGAGTTGTCATACGCATGTACGCCAACGTTAAATTTAACAATAAACTCAGGGAAATTGTCACCTTCAGTGCCTTCAACAACATCAATAACTCTCATAGCAAGAGTTTCAGTTGCTGCTAAAGTACCACCGTTAGTATCAATTTTAAGACTTACTCCTGAATTACCTGTGCTTGTGCTACCAGATGTACTAAAATCAAGTGAACAGTTTTTACCGATTGCACCAGCAAAACCAGATCCACCTGTACCGCTGTTAAATGTTCCTAACGCAGCGTTACCTTGAATTTTAAACAACTGTCTTGGGTCATCATTAACCATTATTTTGATTTCTGTAAACCCTGAGGTTGTAGCGTTGGCGGGAAGAAATTGTCTAAATTGCTGAACACCGTTGTCATCAATGTATCTAGCTCCAACCATAACTCCTACAATTCCCGGCGTTCCGTTTGCAGATGTAGATGCAAGTTCGTTAGCAGTGGGAGTTGAAGATACAGCGGCTGGTAAGCCAGCGGCACTTAACACAACTAAATCGCCATTAAAAATTGCGGCAGAGTTATTAGCTTTCACATGATAATGTCTAATAGCACCGCCATTGTAGGGCGCACCACCAATCATATTGGTAGGTTTTAACCCAAAAGGGGAAGCAGTAGCTGCCATTTTTATCTCCTAATGAAAAATTATTTACCTTTACCAAAAGACACCGAGGATTTGTGTTCCTTAAATATAGGCGCTCTTGGGTCACTTTCTCGCATAAGATTATTATCTACAGACTGCATTTGTTGGTTAGCCTGATTTAAATAATATTCATTACGCTGATTTATAAGTTCTTCTGGAGCTTTACAAAGTAAAAGACCACCTATTTCTATACAACCTTTAAATTTAGAATTGTGATCAGATAAGTGTTTCATATGAGGTTGTTCCTCTGACTTAACTGGTTCCCATCCTTCTCTAAAAGCCATAGAAATATTTCTTGGGTCTGGCTCGTTTAAAGTAGCCGTACGTTTCCAAAAGTAAACCCATCCCGGTTGTTTATTTGGTTCAGGTTTAGCAGTTGGGGGTGCCCAAGCCTTTGGTCTCTCTTGTGAAGCTCTGTTTTCGTATTGTCTGTTTGTACGTTTTTCAGCCATTTCTATTCTCCAATCTAATCATTTCTTTAGCATACTGCTCTGGTGACAACCCTAACTTTTTCGCTAAATTTACTTGTGACGTTGTCAATCGTATTTTCTTTGAAGAAGTTGTTCGTGTTACTGGAGCAACAACTGCTGCAGGTTTTGCTTTAGTAGTTTCTTTCGTTTCTACTTCGGCGTCGTCAGAATCGGTATCGAAATGTTCTGGAAACCGTTTACGCATTGTTTCATTAATGCGTTCATAATACTCGTCTGTCGTAGCATAAGCTGGACCGTTTTGTTTTACCAGCTTCTCGTGCAACCCTAACGCAAGGCTTGTCATTTCATCGTCCTGTCCAAACCAATCATTCTTCTTCTGCCATTCTAAAGCCTTTGCGTCAGGCGGCAGAGCAGCGGGTGCTTTATCTTCTTTATCTTTTACACTATTCTCAGGAATTTGTAAAGAGGGTTTATAAGATTTTACTCTTTCAGCTTTGAAGTTAGCTTCGTTTAATTTTTGCTGTGCTTCTACTAACTTGTCCCCATCGCCAGAATCATAAGCTTCTTTGTATGCTACTTTAGCTGCGGCTATTTCTAACTCAGCAGCACTTTTTGCAGCATCCATATAACTCTTCTCATTTTCCTGCTGTTTAGCTTTTAGCTTTTTGTTTTCTTCCATTAACTTTTGAGCAGCTTTAATAGCTTCTTGATTCTCTCTTGCTATCCGCTCTTTTTCACGACGCTCATCATGCCAGACTTTTTTAAGTTGGTATATCTTGTCCTTTACTTTGTCGTCGTACTCAGTTAACTCATCAGAGTCTAGTCTTTCAACTAACTCTTTAGGGAGGTTCTTCCTGTTCTGATCCGGTTCAGGAGTATCATCTTCAATTTCTATTTCAACATCAGATGCTTTTTGTTCTACCTCTTTTTCCTCCACCTCAGCTTCAGGTTTCTTAACATCCTCTTCGTTAGGTAAGTTTTGCTCTTCAGCCATCCTTTATCTCCTATGCTCGTGATATGCCTCGTGGATCTTGCACTACTGCCTCCACGCTGTCGTCGTTAATTAAACGAAACTCTTTGCCATGTATTTTCAGTCTAGTGCCTGAGTTTGGTCGAGCTAAAATAAAATCCCCTTCCTTACACCAAGGCCCACTTGGAAACCTGTCTTTGTCTTTATAACAATCAGGACCAAGCTTAACTATAAAAAATACAGTACTAAGAACTTCCTCAAAATGCTTTGTAGTGTCAGCTTTTATCAAACCGCTATCATACTTTTCTTCAACATCAGGTATTGTACATAATATGTGATACCCAGAAGGTTCTGGTAATTGTTTAGCTTTTTCTTCACTTTCAGTCGTCATCCTCGTATCCACCTCTTCTCTCTTGTAGGTCTATTACGTAATTAATTGCAATGGTAAGACCTTTAACCATTCCGCAAAACTTTCTATATTCTTCGTAAGACTTAGCTGACCCGTCAGCCATATTTTCTTTTATTTCCTCTATCTCGTTTTCCATCTGCTCTAACAGCATTTCTAATTCATCATCCATTACTGTCTCTCCTCAGTTGGCGGAGGTGTAGGCTCCTCTGGTTCATCAGGTTGACTCATAGCTTGTTGCATAAAGCTTTGCGCTATTGCGTTGTCTGCTTTATTCTCCTCTTTCTGCTCGTCCAACATAGCTTTTATAACTTGGCTAGATTGTTTTTCTTCTAGTTTGGCATCATCTGTAACTGCTTTTGCCAGTGTATTAAGCTGTGCTTGACGTTCTTGAGAGGCAATACGCTCTTGCTCCACAGCAATCTGAGCCTGTTTGAGAGCAACATCTGCCTGATCTTTCTGAGCTTTACGCATAGTATCTTGAGCTTTAATCTGTAACTCTTGTTGTTGCATTTGAATAATAGGATCTTGTGCTCGTTGTTGGGCTTTCTTTTGCGCTGCAGCAACCAAGTTGTTCTGTGATAATTGCTGTGCAGCCTGAGCCACCAAGCGAGATATCTGAGTTTCGTACTCCTCTGGTATCTCTGCATCGGGTTTTGGTAGTGGTGCACCAAGTTGCTGCTCGATTTGGACTCGGTACTTAAACCCATAATGTTCTGCGATGTGTGCCTGTAGTGAGGCGGCTATCGCTCTTGCTTTTGGGTTCTGTCCAATAATTTGTGCCATGGTTGGGTCATTTAAGAAAGTCATGTGGGCGAGTATATGTGCATCGTGATCTTGATACAAAAACGCCTTGAGAGGCTTAACTTTCAACGCATTCATATTCTCTGATACTGGATCTTTTGGTTTCTCGTCATCCTCCAATGGCACAAGTTTTGCAGCATCTTTTATACCCATCACATCTAACATCTGCCTGTGTAGCTTTGGGA